CAACCGACTGGAGCGACGACGGTTCGCACTATGGCTGCATCGCCATTCCAGCCGGCTGCATCCTCAAGATATCTCGCCGGTAAGCATATCGGGGCTATATCGTCCCACCGTCTCTAATCGCGTCGGGCAGGTCGTGGAAGGTGCGGGCGGCTGGGCCCTCGGCGGCCTGATTGCCGCCGGCCTAGTTCTCGCCTACATCCGGGCCTGGGGGCAGCGCAAGAAATAGCTGGCCGGTAATATCTTTCCGAAAGATCTTGCCATTCTGGTTTCTATGCCTTACATTCAAGGCATGGAAAAAACATTCAGCGGCAAGCGACTCCAGGGCGAACGCGAGAAGCGGAAATTATCCAGAGCCGACCTGGGATATCTGGCGAACATCAGCGAGCGCACGGTATCGAACTACGAGACCGGCGCATCCAAACCAGATGTAGACACCCTGGAACGCATATCTAGCGCCCTAGGGAGGCGCTCGTCTGTGTTTTTTGAGGAGGCTAGGACCCTATGAGACCCAGCCGCGAGTACGTACCGCAGAAGACCATCAACGGGAGGGTTACCCGGATGGGGATCACCATTGTTCAGGCCAGGATCCTGGGCCTGTTCCACGATCGCCGGATGGTTCGATCCGAAAACGGCGAATACAGCGCGCGGAAATCTCTCGTTGCCCGCGGCTACATCACAGACGATCTAACGAGAATGTACTTGACGCCGGCAGGCCGCAGGATAGTCGGGCTAGCACTGGAGGCCACATGCAAGACCACCGAATCCTAGAACGCCCCGGCGCGCTACCTGACCGCCGCCAAGGCGCTGCAATCACCTGGAACCGCCAGGACTACGACCTAACCGGCGTCCCGCTGGTGTCGATCCTGGACGACCTGCGCGACTCCAGAGACGCTGCACGATTGGCCCGGTACAACTCGGCCCGGGATCTGCTCGTTGCTCTGGTGGCGATCTCGATGCTGCTCGGGCCGGTTCTGTGGGGGGTGTTTTCATGAGCAAGGATCTTAAATTCAAGGCTGGCGGCTCAACCATCGAAGATGCCTGCCGCGCCATTGGCGATCACGCCTGAGCGACACGATCAGCTTCTATCTGAGATCAAACGCCTCAAGGCCGAACCAACAAGCCAACTCGCATACGCGACAGCGATACCAACCAAAGAAGGGCCAAATGAACCTACCAGATAAACCGATCACAAACGTCCACGACCTAGCCAAGCGGCTCGACGACATCCGGAGCCAGGCCAACATACTTTCACCGGTAAGCGCCATTGATAGCATCCCGGTTATGCACCGCGCGTCGTTGCGCATGGTCAAGATCGATCCGACCACAACCAAGACCCAATACACAGAGTCGGGGGTTGATGTCTACCGCGATCGGCAGTTCTGCGCCGAGGATGAGGTAGCACTCAACAAGAATGGAATCCTCAAACTACTTCGAGCCGCCGGCGGTAGCGTGGCGGAATCCAAACGCACAGACGACAGATCAGACCCTCTCTACGTCGAATGGACCGCAGCCATCCAACTCCGCGAGCTCGATGGCAATATGACCACACACCGAGCTAGCAAGACCGTGGACCTGCGGCCAGGTAGCCCCACGGTCGGCGGTTCCAAACCATGGAGCGAGGCCCGGATCGCCAAGGCGGCTGGGTTCATCACCGACAACGCGGAGACCAAAGCCATCGCGCGCGCGGCCCGCTCAATCCTGCAGCTTGCCCAGAAGTACAAACGGTCGGCGCTAGAAAAACCGTTCGTTGTCCCGGTCCTCATGGCTGACCTGCATGAGGCCTGTGAGTCCGATCCGGTCCTCAAGCGCCAACTGGCGTTGCATGCGGCTGGTATCACCACGGACCTCTACGGAGGAGGAGGGCCCACCACGGACGGCGAGGTCCTGGATGTTGAGCCCGTATCGGTCAAGGACGCTCCGCCACCGGAGGAGGTCTATGATGCGCCTCCACCCCCGCCATCGGAGCCGGTAGGCGATATCAACGACTGCCCGTGCGGCGACAAGACACCCATGGCAGCCGAACACGCCAAGAAGAGCCTGGGGTATTTCGGCGCGAAGCGTTGCGGCTCCTGCTGGCCCAGCCCCGCAAAATTCGACCTCGCGAAGCACAAGGGCATAGAGGATCTGCGGCTCCCCAAGCGCAAAGACATCACGGTTTTGGTGCTCGCCAACGCCAAGCCTGGTGCGGCATGAGTATCAAGATAGCCCACACCGCGGACTGGCATATCGATGAGCGCCGCCGCATGGACGATACCCGGACGGTATTGATGACGTTCATGCAGGACTGCCGCACGGAGGGGGTAGATCTGATCGTGATTGCGGGCGACTTCTTTGAACGGAAGTCAACGCCCGCGGAGCGAAACCTACTGGCCGAGGTGCTGCTCGAGGCACCTTGTCCGGTGTTCGGCGTCCGCGGCAACCACGATGCGCCCGGGGACCTCGATATATTCAACTCGATCGGCCCCAGCACCACTATCGTGAGCCGCCCCACCGATCCGACCCCATACCTGGGCGGGAAGCTTCAGGTACTGGCGCTGCCCTGGTTCTCGAAATCCAACATTGCGGCCCAGATGCCGCCCGGTACCGGGATCGCAGAATCTAATGAGGCCGCGATCGATACCGCGAACCGGCTCCTGCAGCACCTATCTAGGCAAGCGAAGCGCGCGACTGAGCGCGGGTCCGTACCCATCATTGTCGGTCACCCAATGGTTGCCGGGTCTGAGACATCCACAGGTCAAACGATTATCGGACAAACCGTGGAACTCAGTCCCGGCAACATCTTCGATGTGGGATGCGTATACGCGGCCCTCGGTCACATCCACATGCGGCAGGAGTGGAACGACGGTGCGGTCGCGTACTCAGGTAGCACAGAGCGCTGCAACTTCGGGGAGCCGGAGGCTAAGGGCTGGAACCTGGTCACGATCGAGGACGGGGCGCTGGCCAATGTGGGGTATCGGGCGCTGCCGGCGCGCGGCCTGGAGTTGATCGAACTTGACGGCGAAGACATTTGCCTAGGCCACCTGATTGTGGCTCCGGGAGCCATGGTGAGAATCAGGATACGGACAACGGCAGAGAATCTCTCTCTCCTGGATTTAAACTTAATCAAGGCATCGGCCATCGAGCTTCTCGGCGCCCACTCCGTAAAGATCGAGCCCATCATTGTTCACGACCAGCGCGTCAGATCCAAGGCCGTCACCACAGCACGCAGCACACGCGACAAGCTGCGGGCCTACTGGGACACTAAGGGAGGGGCGCCCGTGAATGTGCGCGAGATACTTCAACGACTCGATCAGATAGAATCGCCCGTAGACGCTGAGGTCGTGACATGAGGCTCCTACGAACAGAATTTCAGGGACTTACACGGTTCACCGAGCCTGTTACGATCGACTACTCAGATCTAGGGCCGGGCCTCATCGCACTCGTGGGCCGTAACGGCGAAGGTAAGACCACCGCCATGGAGGCAGCCCCTGCCGCCAACTACAAGAAGTTTCCGACACGCTCAGGCCATGTGCAGAACCACTGCAACGGCCAGGCATGGATCGAGAACACGTGGCGCACCACCGATGGGGAGATCGTTCGCGTGCGACTGACCGTCGATGCCGATCGCCGCAAGACAGAGCAACTTGTCATTGTCAACGGTGCCCCGTCCTGGCTCAGCATCGAGAGACTGTTCGGTAGCCAGGAGCTCTACACCGCATCAGTGTTTGCGGCCCAGGATAAGGCAGGGAGCCTGCTCGGGCTGAAGGCCTCGGAGCGCAAGCGTCTATTCACTGAGCTCCTCGGGTGCGAACACCTGGAACTTCTGGCCACAGCGGCTCGCGAGAACCGCATGATGGCAGAGCGCAAGCACGAGATTGAGGCCGCAGTACTGGCGCAGATCGAGCGCGAAACCGAGGGCCTGCCGGACCTGCGCGATCGGCTCAAGGATGCCGACCGCAACGAGATCATCACGGAACGCCTGGTGGCTGAGGCGCGGAAGGAGCACGAGTCTGCAGCCGCGGCCCTCAAGGGGGCCGAATTCTCCCAGGAGCGGGCCCTGGCGGCTTCAACGGCTGTGGCTGAGTCCAGCCGCGCCCTAGATGATGCGCTGCGCCACAGATCGTCTCTTGAGGATCGAGCGGAAGAGAAACGCTACGCCATCAATCAGCGAGGCGCCGAGTACATGGAGGCTAATGCTCGCGAGAAGCACGGCGAGGCGGTGCAGCGGGCGCAGCATAGGCGGCAAGGGTTGCGGGCCGATGGGCCGGATCTAGGTTGGGCGCAAGACAGACTAGGTATGGCCAGGAATGCAGATCTCAACAAGAAAGCAATATCAGGACTGCAGGACGAGCTCAGGGCGGCAAAGCTCAGGCTGTCGGCAGCCCAGCAGCGCTACCAAGACGATCAGGAACGGATCAAGGCAGAGCAGGCCGCGCTCAACAACCGAGCAGCCCTCATTGAGCACGTTCCCTGTGCCGCTATGGGGGCGCTAACAGAGTCATGCCCTCTCCTGGCGGATGCCCGCCTGGCCAAGACCCAGCACCCAACATCGGACACCAGGCTGATGGACGATTTCCGCCAACTCGAGACGATAGCTGGCGAGACACAAGCCCGGCTCGACTCCATCCAGGCCGCGGCAGGTTACGACGGCCCAACCCTGGAGGAGGCCCAGGCCGATGTCACCGCAGCCAAGCTATCGGCACAGGTTGCTGGCGAGCTCGAGCGCCTGGATGAGGAGATGCAGGATGCGGCATCGCAACTGGAGCGCGACCTAACCGAAGCAGGGAAAGCCGAACGCTCTGCCAAGGCGGACCACGCCAAGGTGGATCGGTGGTTCAAGCAAGAAGACGAAGCGGCGTCAGGTGCTGTGGCTGATCGCACAGGGGTACACCAGGAGGCACTACTGGCCCTGCAGGGCATCGATGTGGTTGACGTATCGACCGCGCTTGCGGTAGCCGAACGCGCCGCGGGTGTACTAGACGGGCACGTAGAGGCCGCAGCCCGCATTCATACCGACCAGACCACGCTCCGGACCCGCATCAAGGACATGGAGACCAAACGCCTTGATGCTGCGGCCCGCCGCGGTGGCGCCAAAATCCTGACCGATGAGATCAAGGAGTGGGGGCAACTCTCGGAGGCGCTGGGCAAGAACGGCGTCCAGGCCCTGGAGGTGGATGCAGCGGGCCCAGAGGTGGCCGGAATCGCTAACGCGCTCCTGCAGGCGTGCAACTACTCGCGTTTCTCAATCGCGATCGAGACGCTGAGGGAGAAGAAAAGCAAGCCCGGAGAGTTCTCGGAGGCGTTCGATATCACGGTCTATGATGGGGGCGCGGCCCGCGGCGCCGAGAACCTATCGGGCGGAGAACGCGTTATCGTTGGCGAGGCGCTGTCGCTGGCCCTGGCCGTCTACAACAGCCGCAAGAACGACATCCAGTACGAGACGCTATGGCGGGACGAGACGGCCGGAGCACTCGATCCAGAGAACGCACAGGCATACGTCGCGATGCTACGCAGGGCTTTGGAACTAGGCGGATACTACCAGTGCATATTCATCGCACACCTTCCGGCCGTCTACGAGGCCGCGGACGTTCAACTGACCGTCGCCGATGGTGCGGTTTCGGTGGCGGGGTGAGTGACCTCAAAGAAAAACTGATAGAGAACATGGCGCAGGCCATTTACGTCGCTAAGGAGATCCTCGGGATGGATCTTGAGGGCTTTATCAATGTTATCCGGGCCGCTTGGGCTGTAAAAGCCGACCCCAAGGACCTGAACTAATGAACCTCCGCCCCTACCAGACCACCGCAGTCGCAAGCACCATAGCGGCCCTGGATCGACGCCCCATCCTGGTGATGCCGACCGGGGCAGGGAAGACAGTCACGGCCTCGCACCTGGTGCGGCAACTCAACCGCCCTACGCTATGGGTCGCACACCGCAAAGAACTCGTGGAGCAGGCTCGCGACTCACTACAGCGCTACGGCCTAGACGCCGGCATCATTATGGCCGGTTACCCGCACCAGGACCGGCAGGTGCAGGTGGCGAGCATCCAGACCCTTACGCGGCGCAAGCACCCGGAGGCCGGGCTAGTGGTGGTCGATGAGTGCCACCACGTCAGGGCATCCACGTACTCCAAGGTGCTGGCCAACTACCCGGGCGTACCCGTGGTGGGTCTGACCGCTACACCGTTCAGGCTCGACGGAAAAGGGTTGGGCGATGCGTTCGGGGAGATCGTGGTCGCGTGCCATACCGAGGAGTTGGTTGAGGCCGGGTATCTGATCGAGCCCAAGGTATACGCGCCTGTGGTCCCCGACATGAGCGGTGTCGGTAAGCGTGGCGGCGAGTTCGTTAGCGCAGACCTGGCCGCAACTATGGGTAAGATCGTTGGTGATATCACGCAGCACTGGATGAGGCTGGCGGCCGGGAAACGGACCGTCGTTTTTGCTCAAAACGTCCCGCACTCAGAACGCATCGTAGAAGAGTTCAGGCGGGCAGGAGTAAAGGCAGAGCATCTAGATGGAAAGACACCGCGCGGGTTGCGTGAGGGCATCCTACACCGCCTCCGCATCGGATACACGCAGGTTGTGTCCAATGTTGGCGTGCTGGGCGAGGGGTACGACCTCCCGGCCCTGGAGTGCGCAGTCATAGCGAGGGCTACAGCTAGCTTAGCCATGCACCTACAGATCGTAGGTCGCGTGATGCGGTGCTGTGAGGGCAAGGACGGAGCCATCGTCCTGGACCACGCCGGCAACCACCTCCGGCACGGGCCCGTCACGCAGCGACTCACGTACAGCCTCAGCGACGCCAGCGATGCACGAACCACGATGCCTGATCTGAGTGGCGGGTTGCGGCGCTGTATCGTGTGTCATCTCCTGGTCCGCGGACCAACATGCCCGGACTGCGGCACCGAGGCCGTTCCGCCGGCACCGCCTGAGCACATATCGGGTGAGCTCGTCCGGTACGATAAGCCGCCCCCGCCGCCTATCGCTGAACAGCAACGCGCCTGGGACGCGCTGGATGAGACGCGGGTAGAAAAAGGATGGAAGCCACAGAGCACGTTCGTGAGGTTCAAAAATATGTTTGGGTTCTACCCAACGATCATTGAGGGGCTGGTCGTAAACGGGGAGAACGCAACCACCGATCAGAGATACAGAATCTTCCTCAAGTTCCAGACCCACGCAGAGAAACGAGGCTATAAGCCCGGGTGGGCGGCCCACAGATACAAGCAGACATTCGGGGATTACCCGAGGTTCGATATAACCAGAGGAGCATGATGTCCAGCGTAAACAAGGTATTTGTACTCGGTAACCTCGGGCGGGATCCGGAGGTGAGATCAACATCGAGCGGAACACCCGTCGCTAACTTCACCGTCGCCACTACCGAAAAATGGAAAGACAAGAGTTCGGGCGAGATGAAGGAGAAAACGGAATGGCACCGCATCGTGGCCTGGAACAGCATCGCTGAGATTGCGGGCCAATACTTAAAGAAGGGTAGCAAGGTGTTTGTTGAGGGGAGCCTCCAGACCCGCGAATGGGAGAAGGACGGCGTTAAGCGATACACGACCGAAATCCTGGCACGCAGACTTACGCTACTGGGCAGCAAACCGCAAGACGATGGCGGCGGCAACTGGCAGGAGCCGTGAGCTGGTTGAGCGACCCGAGCCTCTACGAGACCGCAACGTGCTGGACCTATTCACCGGAGTGGATCGACTGGTACGTATCAATATGCGCCACGCCATGACCTGCGGAGGCAGCGGTACGCTAGTCACGCCTCTTTATGACGGTAGGGGGCAAATGAGCGACTTAGACGCTGGACCATGCCCGGGCTGCCCGGACTGCACGAAGGACTGGCCGTGCCGGGAGTGCAATACCACTGACATAGTGTCCCTGATACACGAAACGACTTTAGATACGATAGAGGCGCACCAGCAGGCCCTCTGCCGCGCCGTCAAGGAGCTGATGGGGTGAGCTATCTCAGTTACGAACAGAAAGCCGCTGACAAGAAAATAGAAATCGCCTACCGCGCCCTGATCGAGGTGAAGTCGTGACGGTGGATGAGTTGATTAGGGGCCTGCGAAGCAAGGCAGCAATCCAGCCCCCGTGCCGCATATGCACAAACCACTACGACCCGCCAAGAGTGTGCCACTGCGGCGAGGGCGACCGGGTGCGTGGTGCAGAGAACGCATTGCAACTCCTCCGCCCCATCCTCGACGCGGCGGTGGCCCTTGACGCATCGGCAAAGGCGTACAAGTCGTTTATGGATCGGGGCAGTTGGACAGTCGAAACAGCCGACGCTGTTTTAGATACGATAGAGGCGCACCAGCAGGCCCTCTGCCGCGCCGTCAAGGAGGTGATGGGGTGAGCTATCTCAGTTACGGACAGATCGAAAAAGAATTCATGCGCCAAGTTCGCCTATGTTCCGGTCTGGGAAAGTATCGGATGCTGGAAATCGTATTGACCGGGGAATACATCTGACCCGAATCTCCCGAACACAAAGATCGAGTGCGCCGACTGCTGGCCGATGAGGTAGCCTCATGAGTTTCGGTAAGGGTGTCAGTGACTCGATAGCTGCGGGGGTTGTGATGGCGTTCGTAACTGGCGTGCTTCTAGCCGTCCTAGTTCTCGGCGTCATCTGGCTTGTCTTATGACCGCCCCATAGGACGGCGAGTGATGCACATCGCAGCGACGGCCGGACGAGCGGCCCACTCAAGACCGGAGGTCCCGTGACTGAACGCCAGATCCAAGCCCGCATCCTCAACCATCACGGCCAGCTACGCGATCGCCGCATCTGGCGCAACAACGTAGGGGTTGGGGTTCCGCTGCATGAGGTGAAGCGACTCCTGGGACGCACCGTAACGGATGCCGACATCCGACGCCTCACCTTGATCCGATACGGGATCCCGGGTAGCGCGGATCTGCTCTGCTTGCTCCAGCGCCGCACCGCATGGATCGAATGCAAGACAAGCGCAGGAAGACAGCAAAAGAATCAAGCCAACTTTCAGGCCGTGGTCGAGAAACTCGGTCACATCTACATCCTCGCCCGATCACTTGAGGACACGCTTGAATTATGACCACCCTCCGCACCGAAGCCCTAGCCGCACACCGCCGCGGCTGGCTACTCACACCACTACATGGAAAGACACCACTGCTCAGAGCCTGGCAGGACAGGCGGCCACCTACCGCAACCGAGATCTCGGATTGGCTGCGCGCCGGCCACAACCTCGGGATCCGGACCGGAGCCAGAAGCGGCGTGGTGGTCGTCGATGAGGACAGCCCCGGGGCACTTGACGCGATATTCAGCGATGGCCTACCGTTCACCCCTACGGCCCGGACCGGATCTGGAGGCCGCCATCTCTACTTCAGCGCCCCAGACCCCTGCCCGGGCAACCGCGCTCATCTCGGCGGCCACGCGATCGATACCCGCGGTGAGGGCGGGCAGGCCGTCTACCCTGGCTCCAAGCACCCGGACACGGGCAAGCTGTACGTGTGGGAGGACGGGTTGGGGCCCGAGGATGCTCCTTTAGCGCCGCTACCGCCTGAGATCGTTCAACTTCTTGGTGTTCAGAAACCAACCCCGCCGCTCAGGACCCGCAAAACTGCCACCGCACACAACCGCTACGCTCAGGCGGCCCTATCCAATGCGCTCCTGGATATCAGTGAGGCCCCGCAGGGCACCCGCAACGACACGCTCAACAAATCTGCATTCGGGCTCGGGCGCCTCATAGGTGGCCAGATTATCGACCAGGCACTCGTGGAGCAGGAGCTCCACCGCGCAGGCACCGCCGCAGGGCTAGGCGAGCGCGAGGTTGTGGCCACGATCCGGAGCGGCGTCACCAAGGGGCTCCAGGATCCATACTACCCGCGCCAGCGCGCCCGGTACGCATCGGCCGCCGCGGCGGTGCCTGAAGATGAGCCCGACCTCAACGAGAAACAGGACTCCCGCCCGAACGTGATGGTGCCCGGCACCCATATCACCTCCGATGGCGATGAGCGCGAGGTCGATACCCACACGTTCCCCAACACTGTCCTACGATCGATCAAGCCCGGGTCCTTGTATGCCCGGTTCGGTGTACCCGGCATCCTGCGCGGCGACCCAGGCCGCCTGGCGGTCAACCAGGCGTCGGTCGATGACGTCCGGGAGCTCGTAGGCCGGGATGTCCGCCTCTACCGGTGGATCCACGACAAGCTGGCCAAGGCACAGGTCCAGAAGTTCCAGCCCTGCAGCCGCGACATGGGATCCATGATCCGCAGCGCATCCGGTCACCACCCAGCCATCAGGCGGCTACGGCTACTGGTCAATTACCCGGTATTCATGGGCCCTGATCTGGATCTCAGCCAGCCCGGCTGGAACCACACCCATGGTGTTTACTACGACCAGCCCGATACGCTCGCTGGGTTGAGGACCGATTACAAGCCCGATGAGGCCTTTGATGCCATCTATGAGCTCCTGATCGATTTCCCATTCAGGTCCGAACCGGACCGCCAGAATTTCGTCGGTCTCCTCCTGACCCCATTCTTGCGCCCGGCCCTCGGAGGCAACACCCCCATGCACCTGCTGCTGTCGCCGCTCGAACGCACCGGCAAGTCCAAGCTCGCCGAGCAGGTGCTGGGCGGGATCACGCTGGGCCGGCCCACGCCCGCGATGCAGATGGGGGGCACGGAGGATGAGCGCGACAAGCGCATCACGGCCGTCCTAATGATGTCCGGGACCGTCTGCCACCTCGACAACATCGGGGAATACCTCGATAGCCCCAGCCTGGCTAGCCTCCTCACGAGTGCCACATACGGGGGGCGCCTCCTGGGCCAATCCACCATGCTGCAGCTCGATAACACCCTGACTATGGTCGCCTCGGGCAATAACGTCCGTGCCACGGGCGAGATAGTCAAGCGATCGGTCCCGATCGAGCTCATGCCCACGACGGCACGCCCTGAGCTCCGCACCGGCTTCAAGCACCCGGACCTCCCGGCCTACATCCGGGAGCACCGCAGCCTCATCATGGGATGCCTGCTCAGTATGGTGCTGCGGTGGCGTGACGGTGAGCGCCGCCCGGGCTTGCGCCCCAAGGGCGGCTTCGAGGAGTGGTCCCGCACCGTGGGCGGCGTGCTGGGTGCAGCTGGCTACGATGGGTGGCGCACCAACGAGGCCGCGTGGTCTCGCGGCGCCGACCTGGCCGGCAGCGACCTGGCCACGCTCTGCGGGCTCTGGTGGCGCGGCGGGATGCTGCTCGATGGCGCAACCTCGAAGGAACTCACGGAGATTGCGGCCGAGGCAGACCTCTACCCGCACATCATGGGCAAGCCCACCGAACTCTCTCGAGTGACCTCATTCGGAATGCGTGTCCTGAGCCGGAATACGAACGTTCCGGTGCAGATCCTGGATGCCGACGAAAAGGAGGTAGTGGTGCGAATAATTAGAAAAACTACACGTAGGGGAAACGTCTACAAGCTCACGGAGGACGGAGAGGGGTAGAATTCTATGCCGCAGCGCGGCAATAGGTCTGTCAAGGTCTCACCCTGAAAGGTTGCAATATCAACGTATGTTATACCTCGGTACCTACCCCCCCCCCATGAAACTTTTGGATTTCTTGTATATCCCTATAGTTAGCTGGGTAAGGAAAAGGTACCTCAAGGTACCGCAAGGTACCGCACATGAAGGTATTTTGGGAAATGTAGGCTTGAGATCTCAAAACGTAATATTTATATGCGAATCATGCCGAGACGCATATGGGAGGTGGGTGTGGAGTACGAACTCAAGTGGAGGTAGCTCGAACCGCTTCGAGGCGCGCAGGATCTCGCCATTCACAATCCGTGGCATATCCGATTGGTGCGGTGGGTAGCTCAACGAAACAACTTTAATCAGCTATTGGTTGTGCCTGGACTCACATATGTGTTACGGTGATTTCGTGGTGCGGTAGTTGGCCCTCTGCATCCCTCCAATCGGAATGGCCCCTCGGGAGCCTTGAACGCCCTCGGGGGGCCATGTTCTTGGGGTCAGCCCATGCAATAACGGTGCAGCCAGCCATTGCCAGTCTCCAACCAGAACCGGGTAGATGCGCGAAGCAGGTACGGACGAAGGCGCCTGACGGTTCTCCCATGTATTGCACGAATTTCCCGATGCATACTCGGAGCGATGGCATTGGCGGGAATGGCAGCTGCCCCCTCCATGGCGGCAAATCAACCGGCGCCAAGTCCGACACCCGCCGCCATGGTCTCTACGCTTCAAAGCTCCACCCCGACATGCTGGCCGACTTCAACGCCGCCCCGGTTGGCAACCTCGACGACGACATCAAACTCAGCCGGGCCAAGGTGGCCAGCCTCTTACAGCGATGCAACGACCAGGCCGGCGGCAACATGCTCCAGCCTCTCAGCACAGATACTTCGGTCACCTGGAGTAGCGCGATCCGATCCGAGCAGGCCCACCTACGTCGGTTGGAGGCGACCCGAGCTCAGATCAACGCGCTCGATGCCGGCGAGGAGCCGCCACCCACTAAGATCAATCTCATTGTCAACGAGATCGAGGGCGTTGGCCTGGATGATGTCTGAGGGCGTCATGGTTGGCGACCGGCCGATCGACGGTCTATCGCACCAGGTCAAGTTCTGGAACGACACCAGGAACGACTACCAGATCGGACTTGTTGCGGCGCTCGGGCAGGGCAAGTCGTTCGCTCTGTTCGTGAAGTGCGCGCTGTTGGCTGAGGCCAACGCTGGCCTGGACGGCATGCTGGTGGTGCCAACGATTGGGCTCGCCAAGCGTGTCCACATCCGGGACTGGCCCAACATGGCCCGCGAGCTCCTGGGCGTCAAACTCACCTACCACCGCGGAGATGGGTACTTCCAGTGGCCATGGGGGCGCACGTGGCTGGGCAGTGCAGAGAACCCGGAACGGCTCGCCGGCTCGAACCTCGCGTACTGCTTGTGGGATGAGCCCGGGCAACAGTCGGAGCGCGCCCACCAGCGCGGCAGCGAGCGCGTAAGGCACCCAGACGCCAAGGTGCGGCAGAAGTGCCTCGCCGGCACACCCGAGGGGATCAACTGGTACGCCGACCAGCACGACGAGCCGGACCCAAAGAAGAATCGCACCACCATCCGAGGCAAGGAGTGGCATCCCAGCCTGAGCCATTACCCGCAGGAGCTCAAGGCGCTGTTTGGGCATTCGCAGCCGCTGCTGGACACCTACGGGAAAGGCCTATTCGTTCCCATGCGCGAGGGCCGGGTCTACCACCCATTCAACCAGCATATTCACATCGATGATGACGTAGCTAAGTACGAGCCTGGCCTGCCTCTGATCCTGGGCTGCGACTTCAACGTCGATGGTATGACCTGGGAGGTGCTGCAGATCGGCAAGGATTGGATCAATTACCTGGACGAGATCGCACTCAAGACCAACGGATCCACGCTCGAGGCCTGTGAGGCGTTCTTTGATGCGTGGCCGCATAAGCGGCATCCGGGCGAGGTCATCATCTGTGGTGATGCGGCCGGTAACGCGCGATCGACCGCAGGGACCACCGACTACAAGACGATCCGGAATGAGTTCCGGAAGCAGGACTATTCCAGCTTCAGGATCCGGGTGCAGGCATCCAACCCGCTCCAGAAGGATCGGGCCGCCAACACCAACTACCACCTGGCCAACAAGGCCGAGGCCAGTAAGCGCGTCCGATTGAGTAGCCGCTGTAAGCGCCTAAAGAAGGATTTCGAGCGCGTAACGTGGAAGCACACCGCGTCCGGCACCACCTCGATCGATAAGTCTGACGAGAAGCTGACCCACCCCTCGGATGCGGCAACGTACCCGCTCTGGATGCTGGCGCGCGTATCGACGCAGGGCCTGGCCTCTGATGCTGAGGGGGCGCCCCGATCGGCTGCTCCCGAGGCCCTGACTGGGATGCGGATGTGATCGGGGCAGCGCGCACATGGCTGGCCGCCAAGATCGCGAGCCCGCCACCGCCCATCCGTAAGGGGACCTCGGCCGGAACCGACATCATCTATGGCGAGTTCGATCGGGAGTACCTGGACCAGTTCAAGGGCGACGCCAAGTGGGACACTATCGATGAGATGGAATCAGATGCCCACGTCAAGGGAGCGCTCAGGGCTGCCACTCTCCCGCTGATGACCGCAGAGTGGGAGTACATGCCGGCCAGCGACAGTGCACGCGACAAAGAGATTGCTGAGCTCTGTAACGCGGTGCTGCTGGGCAAGGGATCTGAGAAGTTTGGATCAGAGTTCTTCATTCAGACACCATGGAAGCAGCGCCTGTTCGAGATCCTGCGGATGCTCCCCGATGGCCGCTCCATGTTCGTCTCGACGCGCCGCGTAGTTGGCGGCAAGTGGGTCCATAGCCGCCTGCAGTGGATCGAGCCCCGCTCGCACGATTCGGCCGCTATGCCGTGGGTATTCGACAAACAAGACAACATCATCGGCATCCATCGCAGCTATACGCGCTCCGATGGCGACTACGTAACCAACGAGTTCATCCCTGCAGATCGACTGCACCTGTATGTGCATGAGATGGTGGGCGCGCGGTTCGATGGGCGTTCGTTCTTCCGCTCGATGTTCCCGGCCTGGTTCCAGAAGGATTTTCTGAATAAGCGTGAGATGTTGCTTGCACAGAAGCAGGGCGCACCTATTCCGGTCGTGACATATCCGAGCGATGGTTGGGGACAGGACGAGATACGACGAGCCAAGCAGGCCGCTATGGCGGCCCGCGGCACCTCGCCTGACAAGGGCTACTTTTTCGGGCCGCGCGGCGAGGACGGCAAAGGGCTGGAGATCACCTACCCGGGCGTTGAGGCTCATGTAGATCGGTTCGTCAACACCACCAACGCCAAGAATCTGGAGATCGGGCACGCCGGGTCGTCGAGCTCCGCGATGCTGGGTGAGACCGAGATCGGCAGCCGGTCGCTGGGCGACACCAAGGGCAAGTCCGAGCTCAAGCACCACGAGTCGATCATTGAAGCCATCCAGGCGTTCGACCGCCACGGTGCCGGCAACCTCCGCGGCCCCATGGAGGCGATGGTTGATTGGAACTACGCCAACATCTCCGAGTACCCGAAGCTCGTAGCGACCGGGTACGACCCATTCGAGGAGTCGGGCAACCAAGAGGCGCTAACCGATGGTTGGGATAAGGGCATCGTGCCCAAGGTGCCTACGGTACGGAAGCAGTACTGCGAGCGCATCGGGTTGGAGCTTGAAGAAGACGATTACGAAATTGAACCCGACCCTATGTTGCCGGATCCAGGGACCCCTCAACCCACGGCTGGCAGCGAACCTGAGGACCCAGACGGCTCGGGCAAGCCCGGCAAAAACAAGCAAAGTAATGGTGACGTGCGGCGTGGGGCTGGGTTCAATCTGAGCGCCGCACGGTTCCGTAAGCAGATCTCTGCGCTGTTGGAGGTGGGTGGTGCGTGAACCAAACGCCCTAGAGCTCAAGGCCTGCAACCTGGCCGCCATCCGGGACACCCATCGTGTCGGCGAGGGTGAACTGTTCTCGGCCCTCACCGCCTCACGCCTCCAGATGAAGGCCCAGCTTTTGGCCTGGCATCGATCGGGAAAGCTCAGCATCCGCAACATCTCGGGGCTGCGCCGGGCCCGGTTCAGCAAGACGAGATCCTCCGAGGCTCGCATCCTGGGCGTGATCCGATCGATCGGCGCATCAGGTACCGAGCATGTGGCTGAAGAGATCCGGAAGCAGCAAGGGGTAGAGGGTGCCTCTTGATGCACACATCGCAGTCTTTGAGGAGCGGGCCGCCACCACGGCCAGCCTCAATATCGATCGACTATGGGAACGCCTCAGGGGTGAGTTTCTTGATGAGTTCGAACGCCTCGACCGGCAGGGCTACACGGGATACGAGCTCGGGAAGCGGCTGGAATCGTTCCTGGACCGGCTCAGCAACAAGCCAGAAGAGGACCTCGCTCGCAAGACGTCATCGGTCAGCTACAACCAGGGCCGCAACGTTGCGATCCAGGATGCAGCCGAGAAGGGTGTGGGTCGGTTCGCGGTCCGGTCTGAGGTCCTGGATACCAACACGTGCCTCGAGTGCTGGGCCCTGGATGGTGAGGTGTTCGAGGTCGGTACCGCCGACTACGACATCCATATGCCGCCAGCGTTCTGCCTGGGCGGCGATCGGTGCCACGGGTTCTACATCTTGGTTACGGAGTAGGTCAGCATGAAACTTGCAGTAATTGAATTCTCAGATATGCGGGTGACAGCCGACGGGCTCTTCGAGATCCCGATCCTGCGCGAGACCCAGATCCTGGACGCGGCCCGAACCTCGGGCGGCGGCGATGGCGGCATGAAGGTCGATGCCGCGATGCTGCGCGAGATTGCAGGCAACTTCGATCTCCTGCCGATCCCGGTCTCGGTATCTGCGGGCAAGCACAAAACCATCACTGAGCGGGGCCGAGAGGCCGCGGCGGCGTTCGTTGAATCGGTATTCATTGAGGGCGCAGCCCTGTGGGCGCGGATCAAGATCACGGACGAGAAGCTTCGTAGTGAGGTGCTGCGGGACCAGTGGCGCGGCTTCTCGGTTGAGATCCGCCACGACCTGGAATTACCCACGATCGATATGGCGGGTTGGGCGTTGGTTGGGGGCGTATTTACGAACGCACCGGCCACCCCAACACTTTTTAAGCAATTGGCCGCTTCCATTGGCACCGAGGGGTCCAACGCAGGCAACAACTGGGCATTGGCCCATTCCGAAATCCGGCCTCAACGGCCAAACACTAAGGAGCGCGAAATGAGCGCAGAGAAAGTGGCCCAACTTGAGGCCAAGCTAGAGAAGGCGAAGACGGACAATGATGCCGCGGTGGCGGACCTGACGGCGAAGCTCGAGACCGCGAACGCAGCCCTGGAGGCCGCAACCAAGGCGCCGCCGGCCGAGGTCAAGGACTCGGAGCGCATCAAGTCCCTGGAGGCCAGTATCGCTAAGCTGACCGCGCAGGTGGTGGCCTCGGGCAAGGAGAGTGCCGGGGAACGCGCCCTGGCGATCCGGGACCGGGCCATCGGCGAGTTCGGAATCAAGCCCGCGATGTTCGAAGGCATCGAGGACGATCCGGCCAAGTGGGCCGATGAGAATGCGGACGTCCTCAAGGGGCTCGATGCAGCCATGAAGGCGGGCCTGACACCTGTCGAGAAACAAGAACCCGTCTCGGCCGGCTCCAAGTCCGGTACCGCAGACGTACAAACCAAGCTGGACGCGGCGATCGCCGAAGCCAGGAAGAAAGACCCCAAACTCGACTTCAGTGCCGCGCTCGAGCATGTCCGGACCACTAGTCCCGACGTGTTCCAGGCCGCGATGGATGCCGAGTACAAGCCCAAGGAGGACTGATCGTGGCAATCCAAAACCCTCAGAACCTGAGTTCACTTACGGCGGGAGCAGATCTCTCGGCCGCCAAGTACAAGCTCGCAACCCTTTCCTCGGCCGACTTCAATGTCGAGCTCGCTAACGCCAACACGGATATTGTGCTCGGCGTCATCAACGAGAACGCAGCCAGCGGCTCGGCGTGCCACCTGCAGCACGGCGGGATCGTTAAGGTTATTGCCGGTGCGGCCGTCACGCGCGGAGTGCGCCTGATGTCGAACGCCGCCGGCCTGGCCATCACCCACACCAGCACCAACCCCTCATTCGCGGTAGCGCTTGAGGATGCCACGGGCGCCAATGAGGTCATCTCGGCCGCATGGCAACCCACCAGGGGGGCATAAGTTATGCCGAGTAGAAGCCAAGTCCGTTTGGATAAGATGCTCACCAACGTCCTGATCGGATCCAAAAATGAGGGTCTGATCGCAAGCGAGGTGCTGCCGGAGCTCTTCGTGGGCAAGGAGAGCGGCAAGATCGCGCGCATGAGCGACGGCCACTACCGAGTCGATTTCGGAGACCGGGCACCGGGTACGCCCGGCAACCGGATCGAGTTCGATGCGGATCAGGTCTCGTTCAGTGCGGACGAGTTCCGTCTTGAGTTCCCGGTTGATGATCGGGACGTACCGGATTACGACAGCCCGTACGATGCCTACCGTGACGGCACGATGGTGATCGACGAGAAGCTGAAGCTGAAACGCGAGATCCTGGTCGCCTCGACCGTCACCACGATTGCGAACTACGCATCGGGTCACACCGATACGAACCTCAAGTCGTGGGACACCTCGGGCGATCCGATCTCGGATGTTGATACCGCCAAGGGTGTCATCATCGCGAAGACTGGCGTCACGGAGGCCAACCTTCACGGCGTCTGCAGCTACAACGTGTTCAAGGCGCTCCGCAAGAACGCCATCATCATCGCGCACTACACCAGCACCACGGCGGGCGCTGCGAACGTGGTGAACATCCGCGAGGAGCAGGTTGCGGATGCGCTGGGGTTGGCGTCGATCAAGGTCGGTAACGCCGTCCAGAACACCGCCAATGAGGGCGCCACGGCCGTGATGTCGTATGTGTGGGGCGATGAGAATTTCGCCATCTACTACAAGGCGTCCGCTACCGGCCTTATGGTGCCCAACTTCGGGTACCAGGTGTTCCCTCGGATCGCAGGATTCATGGGCGCCACGACCACGATCGACCGATACCGAGACGAGAGCATCACGAGCACGGTCGTGCGTGGCCGGATGCTCCTGGACCAGGTGGTCACCAAAGACACCATGGGCTACCTGTTCACGAACACCCTCACTTAGACTGACGGCGCGGGGCTAGCGCTCCGCGCCGCACTGGAGCGCATCGATGCAGAAAGTAACCGTTACCCGACCGTTCCGGCTCGTGGATCCGCCCAAGGGGCTGGCCCGCAAGCTGTACGTGGTTGGGGAGGATGTGAACGTTTCGGATTCCACTCGGGAATTCATGGCAGAGAACGGGTTGATCGGCAAGGCGCCAGGTAAGCCCAAGCCCACCCAGCAGCCACGCAGGCAGGCGAGACCCTAAACCGTGCCATCCGCCAACTCCAATGTTCAACACCTCTGGTTCCTCGGAGCGTCCAATACTGGGCTCGCCGGGACCATGAGTGCTGATCTGAATTACAGCGTAGACGGCGCCACTGTTGTGGCGTCGT